CTTAAAAGGACTTCTAAAGACCATCAGGATAAGTCAAAGCAGAAGCTCAAGAATTTCTCCGATGCTTTTGATGTAAGAAATGTAAGCGAGTATTCAGTCGATGAAATTGAAGACTACATTTACGATGAGAATAAGGAGTGGGTCGATAAGACTAGAGCTAATCATTATGCGATCATACACGCTTTCTTTCAATTTTGTGAGAAGAAGGATTGGTTGGTCAGGAATCCGGTCTCTAAAGTTGATAAGCCAAATCCAGCGATGTTGGAGCCTGAGGCTCTCAGTATCCCTGAGGTCAAGAAATTGCTCAAGGTCGCTGGAGAAGTTGATAACGGATCCATGTTGCCGTATTTCGTTTTAGCTATCTTCTCAGCAGTTCGTCCATCAGAGATCCTTCGCTTGGATTGGAAGAAATTTGTTTGGGACGATAAGAAGCCATGCTTTGTGATTGATGGCAAGGGACAGCGACGCCGCTCAGTTGATATGCATCCAACTTGCATAAAGTGGCTCAAGCCACTTTCTGCAAAAGAGGGATCCGTTGCTCCAGCCAATGCAAAGAAGCTTTTTGCTTTGATAAGAGCTGTTGCTGGCTATCGCCTTAAAATTACCTCGCTGGATCCAAACATGGCTAAGGAGTGGAAACACAAGCTCAAGGATTCTAACAGCGAAGATCGTCCTACTTGGATAAGGGATGTCATGCGTCACACCGGAATCACTTATTATCTCAAGATCAATAACGACAAGAACAAGACCGCCATGTGGGCTGGAAATTCACCAGCTATTATCGATTCAAACTATCGGGCTGTTGATGGAGTCACCGCTGGAACTTGCAAGCAGTTTTGGGATATACTGCCGAAGAAGTAGATGATGCTTTTAAATGGAGACCCTTCTGTCAAATTAGTCCCTTTGTGGTAGCAACCCATATATTCCCATTCATTGAGCAACCAAAGCTTAAACAGGCATCAGGGTCTCCAATATTAATATTTCTGAAAATAATTCCGCTATTGTGAGCATAGTACGACTTATCACCGCAAAATAGCTATGTAAGCGACCAAGCTATAAAGCTATTATAGCTATTACAGCTATAAAGAAGGCTACCCTAAAGGTAGCCTTCTTTGCTATATAACATATATAGCTATATAGCTGAGTTAAAATCTGACTTCTGCTGGTTCAAATCCTTGTTGGATTATTCGATAAGTTCGAGGTTTTCTACCATTCTTAATTTGGACGAGAGCTAGACCTTCAATTATATCAATAGCCATATCCCTATTGCTTCCGCAATTTTTGATCTCGATAACTGGTTCCCATCCTAAGTCGCCAATCATTTCAAGTTCGATGATTGCTTTTGGATTCTCAGATTTGCTTTGAGCATTATTTTCACTACAAGCATATGAACAAAATACGAGTAGCAAAGGTATTAAAATTTTTATTCTTATTTTCATTACCAAGAGGCAAAAGCGTTTCTTTGTTTAGTCAATCTTAGACTATCATAAATCCTCCGTATCAACCTCGATGGCATCTTTCTTCATCTCAGCTAATTCTCGCCTGACGTCATCAATGCTGACTGAGGCTTTATGTTCGATAACGCTGGTCGCCATACCAAGATCATTCTTCTCCTTGTCACGAAGGATGCCAAAGGTGATTGGTAACACTCCAGCCGGAATCTCATCTCGATCTAATTTCTCGATGATCTTCATCAGGCAAGTTTGCGATGCATAGCTGGTCAAGCCAGCGGTCAATGATTGGACAGCATCCACACTCTTTGACTCTCGCTTTAGGATAGCGGAGACAGTCTCAGGAGCGACCTTCTCTGACTTAGCGATCCTCGACAAAGGCTTACCTTCTCCCAGGTTCTGAACGATCCTTGCGTATTTCTCAGGATCCTTCTCTGCAAGCTTTTGACCAGTAAACAAACTAGGGCAAGTTTCTTCGGGAGCTGTGAGAGCTGGTAGGTTATCAGGAATGATATTGATTCGTTTTTTCTTTGTAGGCATGATTAAGTTATGTTTGAGAGTTTAAGGAGATTATGCGTATTTGCCTTGTATGTCGGATCCATTGCTTGGATCACGCTTGGAAAGCTTCGACATGAAAAGCTGATCAATTCCTTGATTGAATTTGAGGCTGGGGCATATGTCCTTGTAGTTGGGTTTATAGTGGCAATTGCTGTAGTCCATAAGAGCATTAATTGGATATTCCAAAAGGGTAAGAAAGCTAAAGATTAGTAATAGTTAGATTAGTGTACACCTATCTAAGATTATAGGTGCAAGTGAACAGAAAGTTTCTATCAACTATGCTGGGATCCATCATAAGAAGACTCAAAGTCCCTGACTCTACTGCCTGAGACCCTATTGAAATAGGGGATCCTTGTCTTTGCTGGTCGCTCGATGGAACGAATTTGTTCCATCAGGTAGGGGGGAGGGGGGGGCGAGAAAGCCAGCCTGATTTTTCGCTGACCAGTTCGCTCATAAGAAAAAAATTTTCCAATTTGTCACGATTCATCTCGAAGACCGCAAATATGGTTGTGAATGAGTTTGATATGGACACCGCACCCCTTGTTAGAAGTTCCCTCCAAAAAGGAACAAATCGCTATGGGAGCAGAGAAGCTTCTGCAATATTGGGAGCGAAGAGAAGGAGCTATCGAAAGAGAGCGAGAAGACCCATATCGCTTTGGAACAGAATTACCGCATTGGAAACTTGCTGACGATCAACTCGCAGATCATTCAGAGCTTTTAATATGTGGAGGCAACCGCTCTGCGAAAACAAATTTTTGTGCGAAGCGAGTAGTCGAATGTTTAGTCAAAAACGCTGGAGCGACAATTTGGTGTTTCACGACATCCTCTCAAAACTCAATCGCTCATCAACAAGCGATCATTTATCATTACCTTCCGAAAGAGTTCAAAAAGCTTGGTCGCTCAAGAACCTATTACGTCTCATATTCAAATAAGAACGGCTTTACCTCCGGATCTTTTATACTTCCGAATAAGAGCCAATGCGTATTTCGCAACTTCCAACAAGACATTAAAACAGTTGAAGGTGGAGAATGCGGATTGATAGATGATCCAGTTGCTGGGACTCATTCAATAGGTTGCTGGCTTGACGAAGAGTATAATCTTTCATGGCTTTCTACACTTCGCTATCGCTGTCTTACTAGAGCGGATTCTAAAGGAATCCCAGCTCGTATTATCAGTAGCTTCACAACGGTCTCAGGTTGGACAAATGTAGTTAGCCAATATTTGACCGGAGCTAGGACTCTTGAAACCAAGAAAGCTGAACTTCTCAACAATGAAGAAGTTCCAGTTTTACAGCATAGTATCCGCAACGCTCGAATCGTCTATTTTCACACAAAGGAGAATCCTTACAATTCTTGGGAAGCTACCAAGAATCAGCTTAAAGGAGCAAATCGTGATGAGATTTTAACAAGGGCTTATGGAGTCCCGACCAAGCCAGCTAACACAGTTTTCAGAAATCTTGATGACAAGGTTATAATGAAACATAGCGAGATTCCCATAATCAAAAACCCAAAGGACAATCCATGTAGCTATGTCCTTTCAATCGACCCCGCTGGAGCAAAACCTTGGTTCATGATACTAGTAGGAATCTCCGCAAATGGGACTCACTATGTCATAGATGAATACCCTGATCCTTCATATGGAGCATGGGCTGATATGGAGAAAGGAACTCAGGGGCGACCTGGGGAAGCTTGCCAACCAAACGGCTATGGAATCGCTGATTATGCTGAAGTAATCAGGGAAATGACCAAGGGGCTTGAGAATGTTGATATGATTATCGACCCTCGTCTTGGATCTGCGAGCTATCAAAAATCAGAAGGAACTTCCAACATCATAAGCGACCTTGCTGATGAAGAGATTTATGTAAATCCAGCCGAAGGCTTAGACATCGAAACTGGTCTTCAGGCAATCAATTCACTTTTAGCTTACGATACATCGAAACCCATTGGTTTCGATAATCACTCAAAGCTTATATTCAGCGACAAGTGCGGTAATACGATCCATTGCTGTTCTAACTATCAGGTAGAGCATGGGCCAAAAGGAGTCTGCAAAGATGGGGTCGATTCCCTCAGGTACGTCGCAATAGGGAATTACAAATATTACGAAGACCACGAATTGGTCTCAACCGGAGCTGGAGGATACTAATGGCAATTATAAACAAAAAGCTAGTTGATGGCATTAAAGTAGAACTCGATCATTCTGAGATTCAGTACTGCCAAATGGTTGGCAGAAACCGAAGCTTGGTTGCTCGTGGCAACAATGTAAAAGACGCTAAAATGGGCAATCAGGACGGAGCTGATGCTGATGTTTTAGGCTTTATGGGTGAATACGCTTTCGCAAAACATTTTAATTTATTCCCCGACATCGGATGGAGTCCAAGAAGTGGATCTCAAGACGGCGTCTACAAAGAAAAGCGATACGATGTTAAATCAACAAAGAACCAAACATCTCAGTTACTTTGCACATTAAAGGATAACCCTGATGTGGATTTCTATGTCTTATGCGTAGTACAAGGATCAGTTGTCGAGATCAAAGGTTGGGCTTGGAAGAGCGAATTAGTCAAAGAGGAGAATAAAGTAGATTATGGCTATGGCTGGAGCTACGGCTTAGATCAAAGATGCCTCACTCAATTCAAGGAGGACGGCAAATGAGGGACGAAGAATTAATGAAAAACGCCCTCCAAAAGTTTGAAAGCGAGGCGCGGTCAAAATTCCTAAAAGGAATCTTGGAACACAATCCTGACGGAACAAAAGGTCTATCAAGGATGCATCTGCTTCAAAAGATAGATGCGTGTAAAGAAGAGGTCATCGACTTGTGGTTTTACCTCTATGCGATGGAACAACAAGTTGTGGGAGGGGATAAATAATGGCATTTCGCTGGATTTCAATGTTCTCAGGAGCTGGTTGCGGTGACCTTGGTTTACATAGGGCAGGGCATGAAATTGTCGCTGGTATCGAGAACGACAAGCAAGCAGCAGGAGTTTTCGCCTACAACTTTCCCTATGTACCACTTTTCTCAGACATTGAAAAGGTAACCGCTGATGATCTACCGGATGCTGATGGTGTTATTTACTCTTTTCCATGCCAAGATCTTTCCGTTGCTGGGCAACGGAAAGGTTTAGAGGGCGAACGATCTACACTTTATGAAGAAGCAATCAGAATTATTTCAGGACTTAAAGAGCGTGGGCTTATCCTCACGCTTGCCGAAAACGTTGCTGGACTCATGTCCAGCGGAAATAAAGACGACTTTGCTAGGCTCCTCAAAGACCTATCCAAAGTCGGGCATCGTGAGATCGGATGGACGCACTTGGACTCTCAACACATCGCCTTCAGTTTTCCACAGAATCGAGGGAGCGACATCAGAGGAGTTAGGAGAGCAGTCCCTCAAAGGCGGTTGCGAGTGTTTTTACTTGGGACTCTCTGCGATATTGGAAGCGAAGCCATTGAAGAAATACTCTCTTTCCGCTCGCGCGTGTCAGGGCATTTTGAGGAGGGCAGAAAATCGAGGAAAGTTGGAGAAGCTTCCTCCGATTCTGAGACAGGCATTGGAAAAGAATGCGACTGTAACTCAACCGGAACAGTAGGTACACTATTAGCTAGAGATTACAAAGGGCTTGGAAATCAAGATTTGGAAACAGGAAGGGGTTTAGTTGTAGGGTATTGTTATGAAAACCACGCACAAGATAGCAGAATCAAAGAGACTGGAGACATTAGCCCCACCATTACAAAAAAGGCTGGAACTGGTGGAAACAATTTACCAATTATAACCCAAGGCTGTAATGTCTATGCTGGAGTTGTGACTGGTGATGTAGCTCCAACAATAACGACTGCAACCGGAATCAGTAACGGAACTGGAGCTAAAGTATTGGCAGTTGATTGCTACAATTACACTACTAATGAAGATACAAGTCAGACAATCAAAGCCCAAGGTGACAAGGAACATTCAGGAGCAGTCTGCTGTTGGAATGGTGATACCACTCCAAAGTCGAAGGAAGATGTTTCTTTAACACTACGCGCACAGCAGGGAGGCGAAGGTATCGGAGTTGCTCATGCAGTTGCTTTAGCTGGAAAGTCAATTGGACGAAACAAAAAATCTGATACTAACGGATTAGGAATAAGCGATGAGGGAGTTCAGTATACTCTCACCGGAGCCGACCAACACGCAGTCGCTCACGATTTGATTGTTCGCAGAATCACTCCATTGGAGGCTGAACGTCTTCAAGGACTGACTGACAATTTCACACAGTACCGAGAAGACCTAGAGTTGGTTGATAACAAATGGGTAAAGAAGGGTAAGGTCATCGAAGTTAAAGATGGCCCAAGATACAAGATGTTAGGTAACGGCATCACCGCTCATGTCATGGAGTGGATCGCAAGAAGAATCAGTTTAGTAATTAAAAAATGAAAATCTCAGGAGACAAAATTAAGGAAGTTTTAAAGCTAAAAGCTGATGGAGTCACTAACGCCAAGATTGCTAAGGATCTAGGAATAAGTACTGCCAGCGTAGGAAGAATATTAAAGGCTGATAAAAAGCTACAAGGTGAGGAACTCAAAGCGTGGGTCTACAAATTATGCCCTAATCCAAGGATCATATTCATCCATTTTGGCGATTTTGACAATGTCTCCAAATGTGTTGTTAGGGCTAACGGCAACCACTTTTTAGACAAGCCATTGAAAGTTAAAAGGATTGAAACATCAGATGAAGAACTATTTCGGGAGATTTGAGAGCAGAAAAGAGACTGAAGAAAGAATAGGAGCTATGTTAAAATCTTTAGTCATTGAAACAACTTTGTATTGCTGGGTGTTCGATAAGCCGTTCCCAAAGTTTACGAGAACCCAAATAGCAGATTACTGCGGTTGTTCAAATGATACCATCAGAAGAATCGAAGAAGACGCTTTGAGCAAATTGAATGATAATTCTGCAAAGTGAAAGATATGGCAGAACTAGAAAACGAACTTTATGAACACGAAACGAAACCTGACATCGATTTTCTCAAAAGCGATTTTGACAGATGTAGGCATAACCTTTCTTACCACTTAGACCTTGCAGAAGAAGCTAGGGACATTCGTAGAAATGTTTGGGTAGGCAAGTCAAAGACTGGAAGAAAAGAGGATCCTGATGCATTTCCTTGGCAAGGAGCCAGCGATTTAGAACCAAATTTAGTATCACCACTAATTGATGGAGACATCGCTCTTTTGAAATCCTCAGTTAACAAGGGTAACCTCATTGCTTCACCAGTTGAATCAAATGATATTACCACTTCGGCAATCGTCACCCAGTTCATGCGATGGAGGATGTCTACGATGGACGAACTTCCAAGAGAAGTGGGTGTTGCTGCCAATTATCTGCTTGAGCAAGGACTCTGTTTTTTAGGCGTACATTTTCGTAGGGAAGTGACTAGGGTTTTACAACCCATCACACTTCAGGAGATTACAGCCCTTTCTCCTGAGCTTGGTTCTGCCATAACCGATCCCGACATGAAGGAGGGCGTTTTGGATCTTGTTCAAAGCGCCTTCCCTAATCTTTCCAAGAAGCGAGTCAGAAAAATGGTTCGTGACTTAGCTTCCAAAGGTGAAGCTGAGATTCCACAAGAAAAGGTCATAACTAACAGACCGACAATTAAAGCCTACGAGTTAGGCAGAGATCTAATTGTTGATTCAAATATTCTCGATCTTGAAAGTGCGAGAGCAATTTACACAGTTAACTATTACTCACCGGAGCAACTAAAAGAGAAAGTTGTGACTGATGGATTCGATGCAGACTTTGTCGATGAGGTGATCACAAATACGACCGGAGACTATGATCATAAACACGATGGTTATTCAGAGGCTACTATGTATGGAGACAACGCTCCTGACCATTATGATGGATTAATCCGACTAGTCGGCTGTTACCGCAAAGAGATTGATGAAGATGGAATACCAATTTGTACTTACACTTGCTTTAGCGAACAAGCAGAGGGTTATGGTAAAACTTATACTATGTCTGCTGATGAGGGTAAGTATCCATTCGTAGCTATAACACGAG